CTGATTCAACAAAGTCCTTATTTAGAACCTTTCTAATGTACAATATTCTATCAGGATCTGTTTGAGTCCTAGTCAAAGCAAAATCATTGTATTGCACGGAATCTGCTTTTAAATATTTTTGATCTATCAAATAATCTATTGTGTATGGTTTATTAATCCATTCATCAAAACATTTAGTGTCTCCTCTGCCATGCATTATCACTTTACTACCCATGTAGTTCCAAAAATCTTTTATTTGTTTTAAATCCATAGGTTTACCTTTTACAAAATCAGGCCAATACTTATGACATTTTATTTCTTTTTTTGACACATAAGGTGAGTTGCCAACGTGTGCAAACTCTATACCATGCTGTTTAAAAAATTTTCTCATTTCTATGTCTGATGGATTTCCTCTATAAGTAAACAAAAATGTTTCGGTAGAGTTGTGTATTTTATTTAAAAGTTTTTCTAAGGCTGTACAATTATTTTTAAGTGATGAAAGATAATAGTGATTACCCTCTACGTCTGTGGGTTTCCATATTCTATCATAACCATAATAATCCCATATGGGTTTTATTATACTTTTACATAAATTATTTATTGTTCTACCACATCTATGTCCTTGTTCTAATTGTTCTGCATCTTTGGATAGCCTGTGATAGTAATCTGAATCTGAACCTGCAAATTCAAATATAGTTTGATCTGCATCTCCAACAAAATAATACTCCTCAGTATTAGTAGCCATTTTATCGAGTGCTTTTCTTTGTGGCACGTTACTATCCTGGGCCTCATCAACTATTAATGCTTTTATATCAGGCTCAACAGCTTTATCAGTAAATTCTTCTATCATGTCTGCGTAATCACAAACTTGATGATCTTTTTTGTATTGATCATAAATTTTTTTCATCTCTGTAATTGTGTTTATGTCGTACGGCTTATAAGAAAGTTTATCACAAGTCTTCCAATGATCTGTTAAAGTTTTACCCTTACCTTTTGCATCTGCTAAATATCGATAAAATTTATGTTTATCATTATTAAACTCACCCTCGTTAACACTCTGTCTTTTAAACAAAGTATTTATTACAGATAAATTTACATGATCTTGGTAACTTATTACTTCTTTCTTTGATAATTTACTTCTACAGTATGAATGTATTGTGCAAATTTTATGCTTCATAGATTTTTTTGTAATATCTTTCATTTGTGGTAGTTTAAGTATCTCATCTCTTATTTCATCTGCTGCAACGTTAGTGTGAGATAATATTATTATTTTATCGTAAGAATATTTATCTAATAGTTCTGTGTACTTACGAGTAATAAACATAGATGTTTTACCTGTGCCTGGAGGTCCTGATATAAACTTAGGCTGTTTCATCTGTTATCTCCTTAAACTCACCATCAATGATTAAATCCTCTTGCTCTACCTTTTGATTTTGCATTTTCCAAGATACGCAAGATTTGTTATCAAATTTACCATGCACTTTTTTAGCTTTTAATATTCGTTGCACTTTAATTACTAAATCAACTCTTTCTAAATTTATTTTTTGTCTATGTAAATAATCTTCAAACTTATCTAAATTAAATTCTAAAGTATTTTTTTGTTGATTAAAATAAGGCATACCAAAGTATGCTAGTTCTTTTTTATTTGTGTATGCTTTTTGTTCTGAGATATAATTTTTAAAATGTTTTATAAACCTAGTATCTTCTCTTGCTTCTTCAACGTAGTCTTTTGATTTACTTCTTGCTTCAAACTTTCTAATCATTATCTCTTCAAAATCAGAATTTTTCATTTCTGGTATCCAAACTCCAGCTCTACTAATCACAGCATCATAAAAAGCTTTTTTATTTCTAAGTGTTGGTCCATCTACTACTATGTCTTTCTCTACTGATTCACCTTGCACTACAGCATTTACTTTTACAAAATATCTATCACTACCATATTCTATTATTTCACCTATTGATTGTTTTGCTTCTTCACTTGTAGCTTCTTTGACTCCAATCCAACTAAATAATGTAGCTATTGTTTTTGTAGAACATCCAATAATCTCTGCTAGTTTTGGCATACCATAATTTCTTTGAGTTTTTTTAGAGGTGGTTCCTTTTTTACTTCTCTTACTTGCCTCATCATCATTTGATGCTGATGCTATTTCAAATACAAAATTATCTATTTCAGATTCAATCCAATCTGTATGTTTTAGCAATACACCTGCTATGGCTGTGCAATAAGCATCTCTCTGACCTGCGCTTGCATAAGTAATACATAACGCTGTTGACAATGCTATCTTACCAATATCATTTTTTAAATTACCTTGGTATGGTGTTATGCCATCATATCTTTCCCATTTAACAATTTCTTGTGCTTTGCTATGTTTTGATTCTGGAACTATGGTATATCTTTTTGCTTCGTGTCTTATCTCGCATATGGTTGCGCCGTGTGGAAAATCTTTATAATAGTTTTCTAAATCTTTTGGTAAAATATATTGTTTAAATTCTGCTTTGCCTGACCACCAATAGTGGCTAACAGGATTACCTTTTCGTCCTGATACCGCATCACAGGCTTTTATATAAGTTGGTATAAATCTTTTTGCTAACGCGTTGTCAACATCTAGATCTACATCTTGGTCTAATCTTAATGCTATCTCACAGTGTGTGTAATTCTTTTTCCATTCTTCTTTCGTTATTTTAAAATTTGGGTCAGTGTAGTTTGGAACTATTGGTGTGCCCTTGAGACAGGGTATGATAACCCTTCCAAGATCTATCCAATCTTCATACGTAACCGGTGGTTTATTTATTTCAGCCATACAATTTATAGTGGGCGGATCCACTCTCGCTTACCCCGCCCACCCCGCGGATACTATAGATTCAGAGACTTTTTAGTTTCTTCTTGAACTTCCGGTTTAGCTTGAATCTCACCTTTACCTACGCTAGTGGCAAAATTTTTTGCCATATCGTAAATACTTTTGTCAGATACAGGACCAACTTTAGTTACGTCCCAACCAAACCAAGTACCTTTGTCGTTAGACATTTGTACAGTT